GGGTCAGCGTGGTTGCGACGTTTTCTCATGGGGCATCCCGGCTGGCGTCTCACTTACGAAAGAATCATAATTGCAACATCCAATGACAAAGAAAACTTCAGCGCGGCTGAATAAAAACAAAAGAATTGTCCCGAGCTTCGACGCGATGACCAGCGCATCGAAAATTCTCGAGATCCCACTTGCCGAGATCAAGCGAGCAAAGGCCGGTGGCTGTGTCGGCTTTCGCTGTGGGAGAATCTATCGAGTGGACCTGCTCGAGTGGCTCAAGGACAACCCATTACCTGCCGGAGTTGCGCCGACAATGAATAGCGAAGTCACTGACGCCGAGATGGAATCGCGCAAACTCGCAGCTCAAACGCTCAAGGCTGAGCTCGAGCTAGACAAGGCCAAGGAGCGAGTCATCGACCGTGACTTGGTCAAGACCGAATGGACGACGCACCTGACCAAGATCTTCGAGATCCTCGACCAGTCACTCGACCGAGGCATCTACAACTCCATTGCCAAAGAGGTAAAACTCTACCTCGGGCAATACGCGAAATAATGGCGACCATTGAAGAAGACAAACGGTGGCTGGCGCAGGTCGCCGAGTGGGCGGTGCCAGAAAAATTCGACGGATCAATGGTCGAGAAATACGACGGCGTGCTTAGGCTCCCGCAGTCCACTCGCTATCCCATGTATGTGGCCGAGGAGTCACCGTGGTTGATCGAACCACTGCGAGCCATGAGCGACTCGACCATTCGCCGAGTGGACGTGCGCGGACCGGCTGGCTCTGCCAAGTCGCTGATCGGCGAGATCCACTTAGCTTGGTGCATCGACTCAGAGCCGGGCATGTACTACATGGTGGCGCAGTCAGATCCCGACGCCGCCGATTGGCTCGAGGATCGCATCGGGCCAATGCTTAAGGAGAACGAGTTCCTTGCCAAAAAGCTCCCGAGCGACCGCCACAAGCAACGAGTCCAGAAGATCGTCCTGCCGAGCATGTCCTTCTACTGCGTCGGCGCAAACTTAAGCAACGCGCAGTCCAAGCGCGTCCGCTACCTAACAATGGACGAGCCACACATGTACCGGCCTGGCATCATGTCCGCCTTTGAAAAGCGCGTCGAAGGCGTCCGCAACAACAAGATCCTGACGCTCTCCACCGGCAGTATCCTTGGCGACGAGTCGGACGCATCCTTCAACAACGGCACCTGCGAGGAGTGGACGGTTCCGTGCCCGACCTGCAACCAGTTCCAACGACTCACCGACGACAAGGATCGCCTCAAGTTCCCGCGCACCGAGGAGACGATCACCGAGACAGGCGAATTCGTCTGGTCGAAGATCCTGCCGTTGGTGCGCTACAACTGCCAGCACTGCGGAGTGGACTGGCCGCCTGACGAGATCTCGCGACGTCGGCAGGCTGGCCTCGGTCGATACGAGGTGACCAACCCGAACGCTCCAGCGCATCACCGGTCATTCCACTGGGAGGCTGTCAGCGTCCATTACTTTGAGCTGGGCGCAATGGTCATGGAGAAGCTCAAGGCCAGCGCGGCGGCAAAGCAAGGTGCCATCGAACCACTCCGCGACTACATCCAGAAGCGTCGGGCCTTGGCGTGGGACGAGTCGCCGAGTGACGCTGAGACGAGCGTCGAGTTCGACCGCATTAAAGGCAACTACCTCAAGCGCGAGATCTTCGACGGAGAGATCGGACGATTCTTAACCATCGACAACCAAGCCGGGCGAGCGAGTAAAGGCGAGGGAGCGCACCGCTGGTACGTCTGCCGTGCCTATGGGCCGACCGAATCCCGCATCATTGACGAGGGACGCATCACCACATGGGAGGAGTTGGAGGAGCTCCGCATCGAGCTCGGCGTGGAGCCTGGAAGGACGCTGGTGGACATCGCCTTTGATACGTCGGCAGTCCAAGAGGTGTGCGTCCGCTACGGCTGGCAAGGACTGTGGGGAGACTCGACCAACCGCCGAGACTTTCCTCACCACGAAGAATTTAACGGTCAACGCATCGTCCGCAAATATCCGTTCAGCTCGGTCAACGTAGGTCACGTCGGCATCGGGCAAGGTGGCAAGGTTCGCCAGGCTCGCTACTTTTTCTGGTGCCAGCAACCGATTAAAAACATGTACCACCGCATGCGCGGAGGCATGAGTGCCTACCGATTCACCGCGCCGCAAAACGTCAGCAATGAGTATCAGAAGCAGACCAGCGTCGAGTTTAAGCGGCAGGAGGTCGATAAGGCCGGTCAGAAGAAATGGCTATGGACGGTCAGCAAAGGCAAAGCGAACCATCTGCTCGACTGCGACCAGATGAGCTTGGTCAGCGCACTACTCGACCAGCGCATTCGTCGAGTGCTGTTTGCTACAGCCGATCCGGCTGACCTGACGAATGACGGACCGCCACCGGAACCCGCAACCCTCTTGCCCTAATGCGGATATCGACTATGCATAGGTCATATGGCCGTCAAAGGAACACTCGTAGGACTCTCGTCAACCGAACTCACCGAAATCAGAACCGCCGCCGTGACCTGCATAATTGCAAGCTCGGTGCGTGGCGTAAGTTACTCCATTGCAGGACGCTCTTTCAGCTTCCCATCGCTGGAGAGTGCTCAAGACCTGATCCAAGAATGCAACTATGCCGCTGGACTATTGAGCGGTGCGCGGACAATGAACGTGCGAGCAAACTTCAACCGATCGATCGGGCGAGGAACCGCAAACCAATAGACTGACCAATGGCCGCACACTCACCATCCAACCCACTCGCTCCCAACTTCCTCGACCGAGCGATCAACGCGATTGCGCCAATGGCAGGTGTGCGTCGCATGGCCGCCAAGCGTCTGCTCCATGAGTTTAAATACGACGGCGCCAGCTTCACCAACCGTCGCGAGAACGCACCAGCACAGATTGCGCCCAACTCTTTTCAGGTCCAGCGCGACCGGCTCCAACTGCTTCGCGAAGCCACCGATCTAGAGAATAACTTTGCGCCAGCGAAAACGCTCAACCGCAAATACGCAATGTATGTGGCTCCGCAAGGCTACCACGCGCAGACCGGCGACACCATGCTGGATGCGGCGGTTGAGGAGTGGCTCAACCACGAGTGGTTCCCAAAATGCGATCACGCAAATCGAGCCGACTTTTTCCGACTGCTCGAGTTCGGTGTCTTGGGCATGAATCGTGGCGGAGACTACGGATGGGTGTTTACTCGCCCCGGCAGTGATCCGTCGATGTCGCCTGACGAACTGATTCAGTTACCTTTTCGCCTGCAAGCCATTGAGCCAGACCGCCTCGGCGGCGTTTATCAAAACATTGTCAGCGAGGATTACGTCAGCGGTGTGCTGATTGGCGATCACGGTCAGCCAGTCGCCTACCGAGTTTTTAAACGTGGCATGGCGGCTGGTCAGTATACCGATCCCATCGATGTGCCAGCGTCGCAATTCGTCCACTACATGGACGCCATGCAACTGGACGCCTATCGTGGAGTGAGCAAGCTGGACGCCGCCGTCGCTAACCTGCGCGATCTCTACGAGATGATTGAGTTCACGAAGGGCAAAGCGAAGCTCGCCAGTGCATTGACCATCTTCACCAACAGCACCGGCGCGACCGCTGGCATTGGCGCGATGGACGGCTACGCATCGAGCCAATTTGACAACCAGCAATCAGCGATGGCGCAGGACATTCAGTTCGGTCAGATCAATCACCTGACCGCCGGGCAGGACATCAAATTTGCCGACACATCTTCGCCCGGTCCCGAGTCGCAATACTTGATGACCATGCTCCTCAAGATGACCTGCATGAGCTACAACCTGCCGTATTCGTTCGGCCTCGACGCCACTAACCTAGGTGGCGTCTCGAGCCGACTGGAGAGCGAGCAAGCCAAGGCCGAGTTCACCAGGGGACAACGAGTGCTGTCACCGCTGGCGCATCGAATGAAGGACGCCGCCTTGATGGACGCTATTGCCAAAGGCATCTTTCCTGTCAGCTCTGCCGACAAGATTTGTCGTGGTCGGTGGTGTTACCGACCGCATCCCCAGCCCGACATCGGGCGCGAGTCGTCAGCCAATGTTTCGCTGTTCCAGAGCGGACTGCTTAACCCACTCAACTACTGGACCGAGGACGCACAAGATCCCGAGAAGGTCGCCAGCGACATGGTGCGGTGGGCAAAGATCAAGCGGGACAAAGCCGCCGCCGAAGGCTTTACCGTCGAGGAAGTATTCGGATCTGGCATGGCCAAGCCGACCAACATTTCTCAGAGCGAGTCAGTATCGACCGTGGCACCTACTCCCGGCACCGAGCCCGACGCCACCACGACAGAAGCATCGGCGCGAATGGTCAACGAGTTTGACGTTAAGATCGATGCCGAGGATTTACGCGCTGCCACCCTGCGCGAGTTGGTCAGCCTGCTCATGGACAAGATCCCCCGCAACCAAGCCATCGCAGCGGCTTACGCAATTTACGACGGCGACAAGACTCGGGCGCAGTTGCTTAAGGAGGTCGAGTCGCACCTTCAAGGACTACAGAAGGACAAATGAAACCGCCGGAATACATCATCAACGCCGCCAAGCGCGGACTGGAATTTCTTCGCGCCGGAGAAGGTGGCGACGGTCTGACCGAAGGCACCAAGGACGCCGCCAGGCGCATGGCCTCGGGCGAAGTCAGCGACGAGAAGATTATTAAGGCTAGTGCCTGGGGAGCTCGGCACAAGGTCGATCTGGACGCTGGCAAAAACAGCAACGCCGACGACAAGGAGTGGCCCGGTGCCGGTGCCGTCGCACATTATTTATGGGGCATTAACCCACTCGATCCGCAGCCAGCTCGAGACTGGTTTGATCGGCAGTCAGAAAAGATTCAGTCAGGCGAAAAACTTACAAGTCACACCATGCCAACATTTCTTTCTACATTCCAAAGCAACGACAGCCAGTCCACGTCGGCACTCGTAGACGAGTCCAACAACTGCATCCACCGCGTCTCCCTGATCTCTGTCGGCGAAGCTAAGGGGCACAAGGACGACTTTGGCAGACAGATGTATGTGGATCAGACCACGCTGGCGCAGGTCTATAAATCCTGTCTTGAAAAAGGGAGCGTCAAGGTCAAGGCCGACCACGGGAGCGGAGTGTTTTCGACCGCTGGCTACGTGGACAACTTTGTTCTGGAGAATGGGCGAGTCTGCGCTGACCTGCACATTTACGAGAGCGAAGAAGAGTCCGCTAAAATCTTTGAGATTGCTCGCAAGAATCCTACGCACATTGGTATCTCTCTGGAGTTCACCGGAGTGGACGTGGAGGTCGCAAATGCTTGTGTAGCAAGGTGCGACGAGGTCATCACCGCATCACTGGTCAGCGATCCCGCAGCCAATAAATCTTTATTCTATTCAGCCATTTACCCCATTGACGAATCTCAACCATCACCTAAAACCAAATCACTAAGCACAAACATTATGGCAACCGACACACCAACCGACTCTCCAAAATCACCGACGACCGACATGGCTGATACCGCTCAGACCTTAGCCAAATTGGCGGAGGAGTTTGCGAATCACATGACGGAGTACAAGGCTTTCAAAAAGGCTTTTGACGACGCACAAATTAACGACACCGATCCCGGCACCGAACCCAACATCACCGATCCAAATGTGCCGCCGAAAGCAAAAGGAGTGCAAGAGCTGGAGATCGACATCGATACCGACGAGGAAGCCAAACAAGAAGCTGACTTGAAAGATGCGATGAAGAAGGCCGCCGAAATGGGCGCAACTCTCGCCATTAAGGCGTTTGCATCCAAGCTCGGCGTTGTCATTCCCGCTGGTGGATCAGCCATGCCACTCGCTGGCAAAAAGACCTTTGCCCAAATCGTCGAGACCGAGACCAAGCGTTTCGATGGCGACAAAAACGCAGCAATGATTCACTGCATCAAAAACTTCAGCACGGAATATGCGGAGTCCCGCAACGTCCGGTAATCCACTCAACTTCAACCAACTCAACTCTCTCTAAACTATGTCTACGCAAAACGATCTCGGGTTCCGAACCTTTCAGGCTTCTGGAGCCATCTCAGCTTACCTCGTCGTTGACGTCCAGTCGGACGGCACGATCAAAGCCGCCGCTGGCGGTGTCACTCAAGGCATTGGCGTGCTCCAACAGGACATTGCCGACGCTGGCTACGGTGGCGTCAAACTCTGGACTGCTCCTGGCACCTTTATGGCGCAGGTCTCTGGCACCGCGATTACTCCAGGCACCGAGTACGCGGTGATCACCGGCGGCTATATCGGTACCCGCACCGCCACCACTTGGCCGACCGCAGTTGCTGGTCTCCAGGCTGGCGTTGCTTCCGCCGGAATCATCGTCGAATTCATCGGCAAACTCTAATCTCCTCAACTCCTCAACCCTTTACTTTTTAACGACTTATGGCTTACACGAATGGACAAGCGACACCACGGGCGGACATCTACGCGCTGGTGCAACAGGCAAACTCAGACTTCAACAAGCTCTTCATCGCTGATCAGGTTCTGCCTGTGAAACCCGAAGATGCCCGGCGCGGAATCTACATGAAGGCGAACCTCGCCGCCGCCGAACTCCTCAATGCTGACGCGCAACCACGCGAGCAAGGCAACGGCTACGCTCGCGTCAACCGTGCCTTCTCGACCGACACCTACGACACGCAAGAGTATGGGTTGGAGTCGATTGTGGACGACAGCTACGAAGCTGAAGTGAACCGCTTCATGAACTTGGAAGCGACCGAGGCGATGCTCTTGGAGCGTCAGCTGAGGATCTCCTACGAGGCTCGTGTGGCAAACTTGCTACTTGCGACTGCAAGCTGGAGCGCAACGGCAATCACGCCAGTTGCCGCCTATACCACCGGCGCAGTTGCCACTACCGATCCAGCAAGTGACGTAGACACCGCAAAAACCACCCTCCTCAAGCAAGGCTGCATTGCCAACGCGGTGATCATGTCGCAGAACGTGTTCAACCGCCTGCGCCGTGCACAGCTGATGCAGAATCAGATCTACGGCGTTGTGCCTCGTGGAGCCAACCAACGCGCTTTGCCAAGCGAGCAAGACATCGCGCAAGCTCTTGGCGTGGAGACGCTCTACGTCGGCAAGGCACCAAAGAACACCGCCAACAAAGGGCAGACGTTTGCTGGTGGCTTCGTCTGGTCTGATGCCTACATCCTTGTCGGCAACGTGCAGGGCGGCGAGTATACCGCTGGTGGATTTGGACGGACGATCCAATGGTCCAAGGACACCACCGGCTTATTCACGCCTGAGACCTATCGCTCTGATGAGCGTCGGTCGAACATCATGCGCGTCCGCCAGAACGTCGCAGAGAAGATCATCGACAACACCGCTGGTGTCCTTATCACGACCAGCTACGCCTAGTAGCTGAGTCGGCAACAATTCGGCCCACTTGCCAGCAATGGTGAGTGGGCCTTTTTGTTGCGTATTTTTCAGACGATCTTTTTCCGCAACTGCACTACATTGAGCACCTATGACTGACTCACCCTTAATTTGTCTGGCCTGTATCGTCGGCAACGAAGCCGACGTGATCGAGCGATTCATCCGCGCCTTTCGGCCTGCCGTAGACTCTGCGGTCTTTGTGATCGCCATCGGAGCGCAGGAACAAGATCTGAGCGACGAAGTGATCCGCACCGTCTGTCGAGAGCTGGACTTGCCACACCAGATCCTTACCTACCAGAACGATCCCCAGGCTAAAGACTGGCCCCACGTCGATTCATTCTCCAGAGCAAGAGAGCTGTCATGGACGACCGCCCGAGCGACTGGTGCTCAGTACCTTATGTGGGCAGACTGCGACGATATGCTTGAGGAAGGTGCCGTCGAAGCTCTGCGCTCAGCCGCCGCCGAAGGCACCGCGGATATTTACCTCTGCCCATACAACGTGCGGGGCGAGGTCGTGGTGCAACAGCAGGTCATCCGCGAGCGACTCGTCAAGGCGTCGGTCGAGTCTCGGTGGATCTATCCGCTCCACGAGCAACTTTCCTTCGCCAACGATATCACCTATCGGCAACTGCCAGCCGCCACTTTCCTGCACCGACCAATGCCCACCAAGCACGGAGGCAGGGAGCGCAACAGGCGCATCCTTGGACGAGAGATAGAGCAATGTAGCCGAAACTACTTCTACCTTCACCAGGAGGCGTTTGAGGGGCAAGAAATGGCACTAGCCAAAACCTACGGACGAGCCGCGCTGGCATCGCCCAAGATCGACACGCTGGAGCGATACGAGATCCTGCTGAACCTTGCCCAAGCCGAAGACGGACCGCTGTCCAAAGTGCTGGCGGCTGAAGCCTTTACCGTCATGCCAGACCGCCGGGAGGCGTTGGCGTTGCTCTGCTCCTACGCCATCGTGGAGGATGACGTGGAGAAGGCATTACAGCTCGCCACTCTGCTTTACGGCATGCCACGTCCGAAGCGACATTACTGGAGCCTAAACAACCTCTGGTACAGCTGGCGAGGGAGCGAGCTCTACGCGCAATGTTTGCGACTAGCTGGTGGAGACATCGATGAGTTTGAGCGTCTCTATCACGGCGAGGACGGTGTTAATTTCTCCATCATCTACGACGACGCCGACGCCACCGCAATGTTCGGACTGCGCTCGAGAGAGTGGTGGCTGACCACAGCTCAGCGAGCGGACAAAGTGGAGTTCATTTTCAAGGTGCCCGAGGGCTCAACCTTTTCCCGCGGCAAGTTTCGTGGCTTCCGGCATTGGGTGGAGCCGACCGCCGAGCATCCCACAGTCGAGTCAATGGCCCGAGGCAAGGTTATCATCCCGACCCACTCCCGCATCATTCCTGGTCAGTCGTGGGACGCCGCGCTGGCCAAGCTCATCGACCTATCAGCCGTCACCAGCCCAACGCCGATCAAGGACTTTGGACTGGATCTTTCGCCACTGATCATCGGCGAATCGCCCACGCCAGTTGACAGTCCGAACGAAGGCAATACGCTCACACCATGAGTGCTTTAACCGACGCGATGAAAGTGGATCTGGCAGGCGTCTTTGCCTACGATATCCAGCGCACCGCGATCATCATCGAAAACGGCATTACGACCACCTACACGGTGCTTCTGGAAGACAGTCAGGAAGACGAGCAGGACGACTTTGGTGGACCCATGATCAACATGGGGCAAGGTGTCCACTTTCTGATTTCTGACCTACCATCGATTGAGCCAGGCGCAACGATCTACATTCAAGACGTCGATCCCAACGGACCAAACGGCACGCCGATCAACCGCAAAAAACTGGTCATTTCGACGACGACCAGTGCGGACGGCAACGAACTAATCGTTCGAGTGAAGGGAGCCTAATTTATGATCACGAACTCTGTCTTAGTGGCCGCCGAGAACGCGATCTACACCAAGCTCTTGACCGCCGTTGCTGGCACAGTTTGCAAAAACCAGATCTACATTTCCGACGAGGACGTGATCAAAGAGCCGATGCCCTACATCATTGTGCATGCGGAGTCTTACGAGGAGGTGATCGGTCCAGGCATTGGCATCTTTAAAGTGCCGGTGCGCCTGATCTTTCGCTCTCACGTCAAAGAGACCTCGACCAACCAGCGCACCGACGTGGTCAACGCCATCAACAATTTCGCCTATGCCACTCCGGCGGTGACGCTCTCAACTGTCTCTGGATTCCACTGCCACGGCTTTGAGCCTTCGACCGGATCGATGGTCATCGATGGCGAGCACAAAGCCTACTGCTACGAGGTGGAGTTTACTCTGCATTGTATGCCGTCGGACGGCTAGCAACCCTCTTGCATTGTTTGCCTTATCCATCACCTTATCAGCAACTACCTAACCTTCTAAAATTATGCCCGTAACAACTATTGGATCTGCCGGAGTCATCTGGGGACTGTCTACCGAAAGCGGAATCATCGCGCAAAGCGTCAGCGCAAAAACCACGCGAGAAAAAAATCAGGTCCGTAACGAGTCTGGCGAATTTGTCGCTGTGGCCTTCTATAACGCAACCCAGACATTCTCCGTAGCTGGCGTGCTGACTGGCTCCAGCGGACTCGGAGCTGCCGCGCCTGGCGTGGCTCTGACCCTAGCCAATACCGCGACCAGCAACGGAGTCACTCAAGGGCTGATCGTCGTTGATGACGTCGATGTTAGCAAGGGCAACACCGAGTTCAAAAAGATATCCATCAATGCCACTCAGTATCCGCTGATTACCTCGTAATCAACCACTTATGACTTATCCCCATGCAAGAAAAGCACATCTTTGTCACCGACATTAAGCTGGCGGCGATCCTGCTCGCTCTAGGCATTCCCATTCGCAAAGCCGAGCCGATCACCTGCATCGTCTCGACGGACAACACCGGCAACCGACGCGAGGCGTTTTCCTTTTGGTTCGATGTGACTGACGATGGACTGCAAGAGAAGGCGCAGGAGGCCGTCACAGCATACGCAAAGGCCCGAGACTGGGAGTCATTCAGCCTTCCGACTGAGCATCCGCTCTATTGGATGAAGGGCGTGCTGGAAAACCGCGAGGTGCTCCTCGGCTGGATTCGCAAAAACGTAAAGCCGTTGCGAGTGATTCAGCACGGAGAGAAGACGATCTTAATCGGTGAAAAAGCCAGCAACCGACTTAAGTCCAGAATGAAAGCCATGCTATGACCAAACCACTATCCACATCCGCACTCGACCTTGACGAAGAATACCTTCGGGAATTTGAGTTTAAGGGCATTACCATCCAGCCACTTAGCTACGCTCGTCGGGCGTGCATCTTGGGACTGGTCAACCTATCAGATCCGGAGTTCATCGACCTGCCGACATTCATCTACGGATGCCTGTGCCCAGAGCGCGAGTTGATCCGCGCCCGACGCAAGCCCGAGACATTCGACTCGGCAGTCTTCGCCTGGATCAACCAGGTCAAGTACACCATTCACGACGCCGACGAGGCCGCCGCCTTGATCGCATCGATCCTGACGCACAGCGAGAGTGGTCGAGCCGTGCCAAACACCGACCCAATGAAGGAAACTGGAGGCGACTTTGAGAGCGACCCAAACTAATCGAGCCGTCACCGTGCGCGGCTTACGTTGCGATGATTGCACGGTACTTTCGATGGTCGGAACACTTCATCCTGTGGGAGTTGCCGGTGGCTCGTGGCAACGCCTATTGTCATTCCCTAATGCGGATGCACAATATGGCAACAAAACCTGCCCACACTGACGACCGATTCTTTCCACCTGAGTTCCACAACCTATGAGATTTGACGGCAGCGCAATCAATCGAGCTCTGGAGAAGATGGAAAAACTCCAAAAGAAAAAGGGCAAGATCATGATGAAAAAGCACGGACGATTCTTCGTGAATCGCACGCGCCGAGTGGCTCGGGAGCACATGCCAACGCCAGCCATCATCACCGCCGAGGCTCAGGTGCTAGGCAACCGCATCAAGCGCAGGGGCAAAGCCAAGACCGCCGCTCAGGAGCTGGCCCGACGCATCAAGGCTATCGGACTGTTTGCTCGAGGCTGGCGGTTCTGGAAATTTGATGCGCCCAAGAACCACATCCGCCTGTGGATTCAGGACAGCATCGGCTACGCTCAGTCACAGGACGCAAAATACTCTCCATCAGTCATCGCCGCCGATCAGTTGCGCGGTGAGTTTGCTGCCAAGATGCAGAGGATGATGGACGAAATCGCCAAGGAATTTAACGCATGAACCACTCTCTAATTTATGGCCGGAGCTAAGGCAGTCGGATTTCTCGACCTAGACGCCAGCGGATTCAACACCGCGATCAAGGCGGCAACAGGCGCACTTGTGGCGTTGGGCGCAGCCTTTGCCAGCTACAAGGTGGCGGATTTCTTCATCGAGGGAGTGAAGGAGGCGGTCAACTTCGGCAATGAAATCGGGCGAGTATCTGCACGCATGGGCCACATCGATCCGGGCAAGATGTTCCTCATGCAGAAAGCGTTGGAGAACAGCGGACTGGCAGCCGGAGAGGCGCAGGGAGCCATCGATAAGCTGGTAGCTAGTGGCAAGCCGTTTTCGTCGCTATTTCTGAACGCTGGCGGTGCCGGTAGTGCTCTGGCTCAAGCCAGCAAAGACTACGGCGGACAGGCCGACGCGCTGACCAAGTCGAGTCAGCAACTGATGCTGGTGTGGAATACGATTCAGAGCATCTCCAGCAAGGTAAAAACCTTCTTCATGAGTATGACAGCGGAGTTCGTCGATCCACTCCGCGCCGCCATTATCCTGCTCAACAACACTATCCAACTCAGCGACTTCGGCAAAAGGTTCGGCTCGGCGATCCGTAGTGGCGTCGAGATCCTTGTTGGCGGCATCCAGAACGGCACGATCTTTCAGATTCTGGCGATCCGCATGAAGCTGGCCTTCAACGACTCGTGGAATTATCTGGCTGAGAAATTCAAGAGCATGAAAGATGTCTTTGGTGGGCCCAAAGCGGTCGACATGTTTGCCGGGGCGCAGGACATCTTCATTGGGTTAGGCAAGATTCTGAAGGGCTACATTGTCCAAGGGGCTCAAGCTGCGGCAAATTTGTTGACTGAGGGCACAACTCAGCACGTGTGGGCAAGAAAGCAGTTCTCCATGAGTCAAATTCATGGAACGGAGCAAAACACCACGGCCAATACATCATTGGCAGAGATGAACAAGATTCAAGTTGAGCTTGAGGCTTTGATTCCTTTACTGAAGAAAAAGGGGTTCACTACAGAGCAAATTGATAAAGAAGTTGCGCCTGATAGGGCTCGTTACTATGCCGCCAGAAGTCGCTACACTTACGCAAGAGGTGGTGAAGGTGAAACAGACATGACGTATGAGCAAAGAGTTGCATCGGCATCCTATGTTCCAAGCATCCAGGCAGGCGGTGGGCTGAAAGACATTGCCGCAGGCGGGGAGCAAATTGCCAAAGGAGGAGCCGCATTTGGCAAGGCTGGCGAAGACTTTGCAAAAGCAATCAGCGTAATTACTGGCAATGAAGGCGTTGAGTCGTTGAGAGCAAAAAGCAAGGTGCTGGAAGGTCAAGCCGATGCAGAAGGTAAGGCGATGTTTGCCAAGGTGCTTGCTGGCGACTCCAAGCCGACGCCGCTCAACTACTCGGCACTAGAGTCGTCAGGTGGCTACTCGACCATCTCCAGCTCTATGGCAAAGATCGGCGGTGGCGGTGGCTATATTCAAAACACGCTCAGCGCGGAGGCAAAGGAGATGCAGAAAATGAACCGGGCCGCCAACCTCCAGCTAGAAGTCCAGAAAGAGATCGCTGTGAACACCTTGCCCAAAAACCAATACCTCAAACTGGCCGACTAAATGAGCACATCAACCATCGGCAGTGCAACATTAGCTGCCAAGATCACCCAGCCTGACGGCTACGACATCGCCATCAGCAACGACGGCACCGCCACCGCCACTGTCACTTACAAGACCAGTGCCATCGGCTTCGGTCTGTCGTCCATGCCTGCACTCGGTGCCAAGCACCCGACCATCTCCGCCCTGTCGCTCTACGAGTGCTCAGCCAACCGTGAGGCCGGAGACATCATGACGGTCAAAGCGATCTACAAAGGCGTGGGAATCAGCAACCCTAAAGGCATGGCGCAGTATGAGTTCAACGCCACCACATCGAGCGAGCCCATCGAGACGCATCCGAAATTCTCCTACCCGCCAGAGTCACCGGCAGTCGTGCCCAACGAGTTGGCCGCGATCAACAACGCTATCGAAAACAACATTGAGTACTCTGCGCTCTCGACCTTTGCACCGGCGGTCGATCCCGCGCTTATCGGCCCACCTGCGCCCAGCAAGTCCACGCAGGCAGGACGACTGCTCTACAAGCTAAAGCGGCGTGGATTTGACTCCTACCTTAACTACGGCGGAAGTTACCGGGTGACCTACATCCAAGGCACCATTCCTAGCGATTACTCGGACGTGGGATACGCCGCGCCGACTATCCCCAACCAGCCATCGACCAACCGAAACTGGCTCAAGACCGCGATGTCGTGGAAGAAACAGGCATCGGTGATCAGCGTGACCGAGGACTGGCAGATGAGCGGACCGGCTTTTTGGAACCCAAACATTTACACGAAACCACTCAACCCAGCATCACCACAGACGCTGACCGACGCCGACAAAACGCTCGCCGGTCCAAACGCTTAAACTCAACAACCTATGGCCTCAGAACTCTCCTTCTCCGCACAGCTCAACTACGCAAAATCCAGCGCAGCACTCTCGACTCAATGCAACGTGACGCAAGACGTTACCGGCGTGAAATACTGCGATCTCATCCAGAACATCGGGACCACAGACGAGGTGATCAGCTTCGGTGACATCGGCACCGTCGGCGTCTACATGCTCCAGAACATCGACCCGACGAACTATGTCGATATCGGCTTTAACGGCACGACCTACCAGATCCGACTCGCCGCCGTCAGCGGTGCGCCCGGCGGACTGATGATTGCCTACAACCAAGGTGCAACCATCCACGCCAAAGCCAATACCGCTGCCGCCAACATTATTGTCCGCGCCGTCGAAGCCTAAGCGATGGCACAGGACAAAATATTGCCAGTCTTTGAGGGGGGGCGTCCTTTCTCTGACGAGGTCACAGCCACAAAGCTGAATGCCCTGGTGCGATATGTGGAGGAGTCCACGCCAGTCGCCGGGCTCGGCATCCGAGTCAAGCGCGGAGGTGGCGGAACAGCCATTGAGGCACTCGGCGACAAGTATGTGGCTGGCGACTACAGCAACCCTTATGTGTTGGCGTCCTGTCACTTCGGCGCGTCGGTGACTACAGCCACAGGTGGAGGAGGCACTTACGGACCGTGGGGAGGCGTGACCGACTCGCCGTCCATTGTGCCGACCAACTACGGCAACATCCCCACAGGCTTTTCTCAGGCGTCGGCTGCGCTGGACACTTGGCACCGTGAGCGAGTCATCCGCACCGCTACCGTCTCAGAATCGCCGTGCTATGGCGTTGTAGGGCCGTTTGTGCGTGCGGTGGACGGCTACTACTCCATTACGCCGGTGAGTGGCACTAGGACCTTTGTATCGCAGTCTGGTGGAGGCGTTTATCAATACTACCAGCGCACACCAATCTTCGATAAACGTGGCGTGCTGGTGACTATTGCGCCCGAGATGGCGTTGGGAGTTGGTCCAGGCGCATACCAGTATCAGTATGAGCTTGGCACATGCCGGTATGCGTCCAGCTACAGCGGTCCAAACGGCACGACTGGACCTTGGGGCGGGAGCGGTGACGCGATCTCTGCTGGCTATGTCAGCGGTCCGTGGATCGATCTCTGGCACCGAGACAGACCACCGCTGACCGCTGTCGGCAACAACCAGAGTCTGGGAGTCAGCGGGAGTGTGGTGCGAGCTACGACCAGCGGTGGCTCGACCAAGCTATTCTCTCGCTCAATGTCGTTCGACGCTCGTGGCTACTGCCTAAGCATTCAGCCCGAGGCATTGATCGCCACCGTCGGCGGTCCGTTGCCACTGAACATCTACGACGTGACCACCGGCACCACTGCCAGATTCTCAGCCTACAACGGCACCTTCGGCGAGAACGCCGAGGCCGCCCCTGGTGCCAGCGTGCCGACGCTCGGCGGGACGCGCATCGATGCGATACCAGTGCCGACGCTGTCGGTGACGACTGGTGACCGAGTCGTCTACCTTCAGGTCAATGTAAACAGCGCAGGCTCCATTACTGGAGTGAGTTACGCGGTGACCAGTGGCATCAACCCGCCGACCAGCACCACTGGTGCGCTCTACGTCAAGATCGCCAACATCTCCCCTGGTCTGTCCAATGGTCTGGCCTATGTCGGCATCGTCGATCCGCAAAATGTGCGCGGCTCACAGACCTACGAGCTGTGCGGTGGCGACGAGCATTTGTATGTCTTGAGCTAATGAGCCTACTGGGATGCACAGCGGAGAAAGACAGCAAAAAGCCGTGGACGCTGATGACTATTGCGATGGAGTTTTATGCCACGTCAACCGTTACCGACACGGTCAACGGAACGGTCTACACAAAAGTGTGGAATGGGGATAATGTGAAATCCAACGACTACGGATGGACGCGAGAACACCCAACCGCATACCAGATCAAGCACGACGCGCCGAGTGACTACGACAAGTTTTGGGTGGCAAACAGAGGATGCTGTTGCTGGCAGTGCAGGTTCAACCTCTACATCAAAAACCAGAGCGCAGGGGCGAGGACTACGACTCTTCGCAACGATCACAGGACAGTTGAGTTCCTGGTGCCATGGGAAACATTTGAGGATGGAGTGAGTACTGGTACTGGCAACGAGCGCATCAGACCAATCTTTCGCCCAAACTCCTCTCCAGCAGAGTTCAACCAATTCTGCAAAAACTCCAGCGAGCCGGGCAGATCACCGCAGGAATTTATCGCGAGCTGGGAGAACGACAACATGACCGCGTGGATATTCGGAGGCGGCGGGACGCAGATCACAAAGACGCGCACCTACACAGGGAGCGATGGCAAGACGACAAGCGGAGGATGGGCAGGCACAAATTTCTCTCTGACCGAGGGAGAGTATGCTGGCTACAACAACGCGCTGGCAATGGTTGGAGTCTGCGAGACTGACCAGATTTACATGACCGCAAAGCTGGAGTGGGCACTAAACTACCAGCACACAGCGTTTTACGACTACGACTCCGTTTTCAGCGGATACCTGATAACGAGCATTCAGATCGAGACCTAACCCGCTTGCCTAACTTCTCAACTCCTCTACCCTAATTACCAATGGCATCCATCACCATCCCGCTTTACTACGACCTTGACCTGCTCCTCTGGACGAGTGCCGCCGGGGGGATTGCTAGGCAACCTAATCTGGTTCTAGGGCAGTCAGACTCCATCGCATTTGCAGTGCAATTTGTGCGGTCTGGAGTGGTCATCGAACTGACCGCTCCGCAGTTCATTTGTGGGATCAAACCGATCAACGATACCGCAGGCGATTACCTCTGTCAGACGACCACAGGCGTCAAGACTGGCTCAACCACCACAACAGTTTATACGTTCACCCTGCTCCTCGACTCGGACGAGTTGCGAGCGTGGCTATTGACTGTCACTGCGGTGAGCAATTACGCAGCGTTTTCGATTCGCGACACAGTCAATCTGATTGCCACCCTCCCAGCAATCACCTGCACGATTCTGCCCGATTACACCCTAGAAGGGACAACGCCAACGGCGGCGAGTGGGACGCTGATCGTGGACTCTGGACAGACATTCACTGTCCACAAAACCTTTGCGATGCCAGTGGACGATGGCACGAGCACTTATATCCTCCAAACCGACGGCGCCGGGGTGGGTAGCTGGGTGGCTAAGCCTTCTGGAGGAGTAACGAGTGTGGGGCAGTCATTTACTGGCGGGATTGTCTCGGTGGGTGGCTCGCCAGTTACGACTTCAGGTACGCTCGCGCTGACAGTGGCAGGGACAAGCGGCGGCCTTGTTTATTTTTCGAGCACTTCCGCATGGGCATCAAGCGTAGTAATGGGAGCAGGCGCGTTGGTCGTGGGCGGTGGGGCAGGGGCAACACCTACTGCACTGGCGGCGGTTGCGAGTGGGCGCGTGCTGACGAGCGCAGGCACGCTGACAACCCCAGCTTACTCCTCGACAATCACCCTCGGCGCGAGCGGGACGCTCGGCACAATTACGCTCGGCAATGCGACGAGCGGAACAATCCTTATTACTCCGCCGACGGGCGCACTCGGCACGCCGACGCTTACGCTCCCAATCACCTCGACGACCCTTGCGGGATTGTCTGTGGAGCAGACATTTACGGCGGCTCAGACATTCTCGCAGGCTGTCAACCTGACCCTCGACACTGACGCAACCAGTTCGACCGTAGGCGGAACTCTAACAGTCACAGGCGGAGCGGCGGTGAGCAAAAAGCTCTTCGTCGGCACGCTCCTTGACCTCGTTGCGACCACCGCGACGGCGGGGCAGATTACGCAGGCGGGGACGCGACTACTGCACACCTACGGCAGTAATAATCTCTTCGTTGGATCGGCAGCAGGAAAAACATCGGGAACACTCGGATCGGGAAATGTTAGCTTAGGGAGAGATAGTTTAACTTCACTCACGAGTGGCTCAAACAACACTTGTCTTGGTGATCAGAGTGGATATTTCATCTCGAGTGGCAGCAGCAATATGCTCATTGGCAACTCGGCGGGAGTTGGAATAAACGCTGGCAGTCAAAATGTTGCAATGGGGGTGGCGGCTTTGAGGTATATTACTGCCAATGGTGACTGCACTGCAATTGGTCATCAGTCCCTCTACTACGCCACGGGCGCAAAAAACACTGGCCTCGGCTCAAACAGTTCATGGACTTGCACTTCTGGGAGCAAGAACACTTTTATTGGCGAGTACTCTGGAGCATCAACGGACACCATCGGCGGTCTTCTGGGAGTAGGATTCACGACTGGCAGCAACAATACCATGCTAGGGCAGAATACATCAACGACCTCCGCGACAGGCAATTACCGCACTGCTATTGGGAGCGATTCGCGATGCCAGTCCGACAACGCGATCAAGCTCGGACGCGACACTCTCGACAAGGTCATCATCCCCTCGTGGTCTACCGCACCAACGACAAGCCTCTCGGCAGGAATGCTCTACTACGACACCACGCTTGCAAAACTCAGAGTCTACACGACCGCGTGGGAAACAATCACCTCCGTATAAACCACTTATGTCCACCACTATCACCATCAATGTTGCCTTCCTGACCGAGGAACAACGAGACGCCGCCACGCTCCTCTTCGCACGCTCAGGAGGCTGGCAACCGCTCGTAGACGGCGAGCCAAACCCAGTCAGCGCAGAGGATTACGGAGTGACCATGCTAGCCAATTACCTACGCTCGGGAGTCGCCAGCCAGTCAGCCTACGACGCGCAAATTGCTGCAGCTCAGGAGGTCGCCGACCTGCTCGACGGCGTAACTGTGACGACTCCCACCGAGTTTAACGCGCTCTTCCCAACGCCTCCGATTACGACTCCTGTCTAATGCTCCGCAACGAGATCTTCGGTGACCTCTGGCGCGGCTCAGTCGGCATTGCCGGGAGCTGGGTGGCAGTCATCTCCTCGATGCACGAGGAGATTGATAGCATCGCAAAAACGGCTGGGATGATCCTTGGCTGTCTGGCATCGCTGGCAATGTTTATCAGCCTCTGCCAGCGCATCTACCACAACTGGCAGACTCGAAAATGGGAAGGTGTGATTTTTAAACAGACCGATGACGACCTTAAAAAATAGTCTACTTCTGCTGTCTCTGGTCACGCTCTGCGCCTGCCAGACTCCATGTCCAAAGCCTTTGCCAGCAGTCGTCTCGGTCGCTCAAGCCAAGGCTAGCACAGCATCAGCCAGCGTCGCTGTGCGGTCAGCAATCGACGAGAGCAAAGGCACGATCATCGACATCCAGAAGATCCGCACCGCTCAAGATCGAGTCGATGCGAAATCAGTCTTGATCCTCAAGTGGCTGGAGTTTCAACGATGAGATGGCTAGCAATCATCTGGCTGTCAGCGTCTTCGGTCTGCGCTCAGATCACCGACGACGAGCTGAGCAAGATCAGCAAGGAAGAGATCGTGCTGACGATCAAGCATTTGCGAGCACTGACCGCAGATGCGATCGCGACCGCTGACCGAGCAATTGCCAGCGAGGCCCGAGTCCAGGCGAGTCTGACCAATGCGACCGACGCACTGATGCACAGCCAGAGTCAACTGCTCAAGGTCGATCAGGACATCCGCAACTTGCAGGCACAAGCCGATGAGCAGACAAGGATCGCCGCCGGAGCGAAGGCTGACGCAGTCAAGGCTCAGAGGCTGGCAGACCATCGCGGCAACCTGCTCGGCTGGCTCGGTGCCGGTCTTCTGTGCATCGTCTGTTTGCGCCTGACATCGATCCTGCCACCGCCCTACGGATTTCTACTGCCAGTCGCTGCGATTCCTGCAGGCTACTGGCTCGCAAGGCTTTTGCTATGACTCTCCGCTCTGCGATCCGTCAGACGCTGGCACTGATCGTCGTCGTGCTGTCCATCTTCTTAAGTCGCACGCTATGGGTGACGATCGGTGGTCTGTATGTGGTCTGGATTGTCCACTGGTCTGATGTTGCCACACTCTACACTCTCGACAACGCCGCTCAGATCCAGTCGTTTACGCAACTAGCTTTGTGTCGGTACGGTCTGATCGGCTCGATTGTCCTAGGCTATCTCGGCTTCACGAAGGGCTCGACCGGAGTCGCTGGATATGTCATAGACAAGCTCAACCCGAAAGACTCATGACTGAACCACTTCCAAAGCTAAACTCTGACGGCTCATACACTTTCCTCGCTGGCATGAGCATCGATGCTGACGGTGCCAACGGTCACGACGGCTCTGGCCGAGGAGCTTACGGCCCACCCGGCACCGATCCACTCGACTACCTTGCCAATGCTGGCCACGAAGGCAACTGGTGGGGCATCGTCACGGTCGCTGGCAGGCCTGTCGTCCAGCACGCTGGCGATCCTGCGCCCGGCTACTACATCAGCACGACCAGCTACCAGAGAGAGGGTCTGGCAATTACCGATCCAGCTCGGTATTTGGACTCGGCCACAGAGATGTTCATCGTCCTGCCAAACCACTGGCGCATGCAGGCGGCTGGCATCGTGCTCGGCTGTCGTGCTGTCGTGCATGACTCAGAGACTGGTCGAGAGATCGAGTGCATCGTGGGTGATTTCGGACCGCGCAGCCACCTTGGCGAAGCGTCGATTGCGCTGGCTAAAGCATTCGGCATCAACGCAGATCCGAAAACTGGTGGAGTGGAGGAGCATCGGTTCTGCTACACCTTTTTCCCAGGCTTATCGCGTACCGGCTACGAGCTCCAACCGGCATGATGCCTGACGCTCTAAAAGACTCTCTGGGAGTGGCTACGGTCTGGTGCTTATGCATGCTGGTGGCGGCTGCGATTATCACCCGAGCGATGAAAGAATAGTGGGCGACATTTGACGCCATGTGCTTAATGGTGAGCACCTATGACTGACTACCCCTATCCCATCCCTGACGGCTACGAGACAGACAACATCCTAACTATGGGTTTCAAATGCCAAATCTGCTAATCATCAACCACTTTCGGCTCGGCGACATTGTGCACACACTGCCAATAGCCTACCACTACCACTCTCTCGGCTGGTCGGTGGACTACGAGTGCGAGGAGAAATACCACTCTCTGTTTGAGCTGGTGGACTACGCGACGCCGACGCTTGCCGAAAACAGGCGCAGCAACTACGACGAGGCTGTTAATTTGCAAGTCTGGCCTAATCGATTTGATGAGTGGCAACGGTCTGGCTGCAGGCTGTTTGATTTTGTTTATGGGCGGTTCAACGACGTGGACCGAACAATTAGACTGGCTCCAGCTCCAAACATTGACGTACCCGAGTCGGTATCTGCATCCACGCTGGTCTTTCCTGTCGGGTACTCGAACCCGACCCAGTATCCTCGCGAGCTGGTCATCGCTACCGCACAGAACCGATGGCCGGACGATCCTATCATCGTGCTTGGCGAAGCGGTCCACGGACTGACGCCGGTTCCGTCCATTCCGCACCTGGTCGAATACATCCGCCGGGCAAAGAATGTCCTAACAATCAACAGCGCACCAAGCATCATTGCGTCGGCTGTGCGTGACAGATACCACCACATCACAGAGCCAGCCTACCGAGAGAACTGGACTAGTCCTAATCAGGTCTCCATTAGGCTCTTGTGACGAGAATTTAAAAATAAAAGACGACAGACCAGAGAGAGTGGGAGAGAGTGATGCATGGCATACACACCACGAACAAGCGATGGACCGAGGCTCATAGCACTACTGAGAGAGAGACTTACGAGCGAGACTGGCACGATCCAGCGCGGTGCTATGTCGCGCATCGCCGAGCATCTCGGCACCAGCTATAGTGCTGTGCATGAGTGGTTTAAGCGAGGGAGAAGGTGCAACCGCAAATATCACGCAAGAATTTTGCATCTGATCCATGTTGAGCACGATTTTTCGCCGAAAAAAACAGGCAAAAAAGCAGGAATTAAAAAATAATTCAGAGCGTTTTCCCTAGGCAAATGGGTGTTTCTGAAAAATAATTAAAAATAAATGTTGACCAGTGGAATGGTCTGCGTCACATTGATTTCACCAAAGCGATTCACGCCGAGGAAAAACAAACAAAGAAAGCAAATACCAATGAAATCAACCATCGTCATCAGCATCAAGGACAGCGGGTCAGTCTGCACATTCTCCCTTAACAACGAAGTCATCACCACCATTAGCAGTGGTGGTTGCGATGCAGCCTATATCTGTCGCCGAGCTGGAGCCGTCCTCACTGGCACTACTGAAGAAATCGTCGCATCGGTCGAGGCCGCCTTCAACCGCGACCAATGCACGGTGGAGGACGACCTCTACCGCGCCGACTTGGTCGAGACGATACAGGCGACCATTTACGAGGCTGGCAACGGCTTCCCCGGCTTTAAGGACACCGTCCTGGCAGAAGACGAACTCTGGCAAATCGTCACCCCCGACTCCGACCTCCGCATCAGCACCAACGGGCCGGGCCAAGGCAACAGCATCGAAGCCACTATGATCGCCGTCGGCAACCAATGCGACCTCACCGACGAGCAGTGGGACGCCGTCCACGACGGTCCAGTCGTCCTCCACTAAGCATCCCTCAATTCTCTCACCCTCACCCACTCCTCACAAGGGAGTGGGTTTTGAGGTGCCGAGGATTCCTCGGCACCTAACCTACAAATAAAAATGATCATCACCTACATATTAATCAGCTCCATCATCGCCACCGGCGCAT